CATCTCTTGCGGTGAATATCCGCAATACCCCTGCCGCGTCTAACCTTGCGTACTCTTTCCAGTCTGGATTTAGTTTGATTTTATCTTGATTTAGAGCAACTAACGCCCAGTGTTCATGTAACAATGGTTTTAATTCTTCTTTCACTTTTGAAAGATTTTCATGTTGAAAAGTTATCATGTTACCCTCTTAATTAACTATCTCTCGGGCTTGGTCTGCCCCATATGATTTCTAATTCTTGAATACTTGTAACGAACTCAAAACCTTTGTCTGACGGGTAATCAATTTTCTGGTCGCCATCTGTAAATCGTCTTACGTATGCCCTATCGAAAGCAATCAGCTTATTCTCAATACTTACATTAATCGTTGATGATTCACCGCTGTCAGATATTATCATCACATCCATAAAGCCCGAAAAGAGTTGAACTGGATTGGTAATAACATTAGAAAGTTCATCCATTGCACCTAACTTTATCGTGGCAATTTTTCCTTGATAATCCTCATCTCTAGCGACAGCAATCAAGGAAGATTTAACACCTGCCAAAGTCACTGTAGTGCCATTAGCACTTAAATCGGTAGCTTCTCTTATTTGGCCTATTTTAAGTAGGTCGCCTAGCCCAACATAAGTTTGGGTATAATACACTGCAACATTATCAATAGTGATAGTGCCAGCTTCTTGGTTTCTAATCTCAACCCTAGTGTCTGTTGAGGCAGCAGTAAAAGAAACAGCACCTTGCCCAGCCTCTACGTTAAGGTTCACAAGATTATTGCTGTTTACCATATCTCGAATGATGACGCGCGCTCTACCTGTCGTGCTAAAATTAAGCCTGTAGTTTGTCCCAGAAACGGTTGGTATGTTTTGCCTCAACCCTGCCCTGTTACTAAAGTCTCCTGCCTGAAGCTCAACTGAATCACCTACAAGAGTGACAGTTCCAGTCCCTAGCTCAATAGTCGTCCATCCTGTTAAGCCGTTACTAAAGTCACCGTTAGTTACTAGTGTATCACCTGTAGGCACATCCAAATCCCCAAGCCCTGTCCACAACCTAAGTGGGGTGCTGAACTCCATATCTATCAAGTAAAACGGCCTAACCACTTCAGCTTGAGCGACTGCTTGCATTTCTGTGCTTATCAGTCTGGACATTATAAAGCCTCAACCATAGCGAAAGTGAAACCGTACATTGAAGCCACGTCTGTTGACCAGCCTACGTCATTATTACTCATACGCCAGAGACTTTTAGGCAAAGTAAAATCGCAAGCTGTACCTGCGCTTATTGCCTGCCTCAAAGGTGGCTCGAACTTTAAAGCATTAGCTCCCTGAACTTTATCTTCAGTAGCAATGTAAAGATAGTCACCAAGCTGAAAATAAGTTCCTGCTGATACTGCACTAGAGTTTGAACCGCCAATTATTTGCGTAGCTCTAATATCCGCATTGCTGCCTAACCCAACGGATACGCCTGCGGTGTTATGCAAAGGATGTCCGAACGTAAACGTTCCAGATTGACCTATAAGTCCGACTATAAAAGCCTCTATCGAACGTGCCTCAGCGTAGCTTAAAGGCGGTAAAGTTACTTCACATTCCCACCTAGCACCTTGGTGTAAATAAGTTTGGGTATTAAAAGTAAAGGGCGATTCACTAACAGCAACCGCCCTCTTTAATCTCATATCTATTTTCTGTATCCCAACACTGGGAAATGCTAAAGGCATTTTAAGCTCCGATTAATGCTTGGCTATAGTTACCGCCTCGTTGTCTTGCGTCTGCAACTGCACCTTTTACTGTGTTTGCAATCTGAGGCATTAGAGTTTGTATCTCTGCTCTGACAGTTTGCACTACGCCAGTTGATATATTAACTGTCTGGTTCACAATAACATTTTGACCGCCAGAACTACTACGCAATCCGCCATTCATGGTGTGGTCAATAACAGTCTCATTCGGGTGCAGTATGGCATTAAAACCACCTTTACCATCAACACCACCAGTTCTAGAGCCATTCCCTGTAAAACCGCCACCTTCAAAAGACTGTGAACGTATATTAGAAACCTGAGCTAAACCTCCAGCGACAGTAGCAGCAGCCATAGCAAAGTTAAGTGGAGGCGGATAAGCTGACATTGCTTTAGTCGCGCCTTCATAAGTAGACATAATTGCAGTAGCTATACTTGCGGCTTTGCTGATAGCGAATAGCTTTTTGCTCTGCCCTTTTTGACCAGCCAACTGCTTGCTTAAATTGCCAAGAACATTTTTTGTTTTATCTGCGCCAGTCATTGCTTCAAATGCGGCAAGGTCTTTTGCGCCTTCTTTTCGCAGAGAATTGTTGTAAGTTTCCGCTTCAGTTGCTTCACCAGCAGAATTTGCAATTATAGTGCCGGGGGCATTAGCGGCTACGACTTCGGCAGTTCTTCGTGATTCTTCTTTAATTCTTTCATACGCTGCAATTATGTTAGCCGCTGGGTCATCCATTCCCATGTTAGCAATTTCTACTCGCAAAGCCTGAATGCCATCCCTTGCATCATCTACAAAGTCACCAAGACCGTTCTCTATTAATGGCTTTCCAAGAAACTTCGCCACTTTGTTGTACACGCCAATGAAGCCGTCAATTATCGGGGTCAGCTTACCAGCTATATAAACACCTAACTCCATAAAGCCCAGTTTGACAATCTTAGCTATCAAGACAACATTATGGATAGCCCCTCTGAGTTTAGCGAACCCGCTAACCAACGCATCAGCTACCCTTTGACCTGTATTGCCGAAATCAGCTGAATCCATAGACGCCTGAAAGAAAGACGTTGAAATAGTTTCTAAGATAGGTGCAAGTGCTACTGTGAGCTGGTTTGTTAGCCCCGTCATAGCTAACTTTGATTTAGTGAAAGCGTCATTGGCTGCTTCAATCTGAGCGGCATCTACCCTTGAGATACTAGCCCCAAGATGCTCAGTTTGCTTAGCCATCTCAGTCAGTCCAGCACTTCCGCCAGCTAGGGTGTTCACTAAAGCAACACCTTCAGAGTCAAACAGCTTCATAGCTAATCTAACTTTATCTGACTGCTTTTCAACACCACCCATAGCGTCAGCAATCTTACCCATCTGCTGGTCTAAAGGTAATGCGCCAAGTTCTTTGGCGTTAAGTCCTAGTTCAGCTAATGCACCTACAGCCTCACCGCTTCCCTGAGCCGCTTCAGCAACTCTACGGGTCATACGCTGTAAAGCCATGTCCATAGTGTTAGAAGCTACACCTGTTAGCTCTGCCGCGTGTCTAAGCCCCACCAACGCTTCGGTGGTGATACCAATTTTATCTGCTGTTTTTGCTAATGCATCATTAGAAGCAAGACTTGATTTAATCAAAGCCCCGAATCCAGCCGCGCCAACTAAGCCAAGCAGTGCGGTTTTTGCACCGCCTATTTTTTTAGCTAGGCTGTTGAGGCCTTTTCTGGCTGAGCCTAAACCCTTAGCTGTCTTATCAAATAGTCTAAGTACAATTCTAGCTTCAGCCATTTTCTTCGCCTATGATTGTGAAATAAGCCATCCATTCATTATATTCAGATAAAGTTATCTGCTCAATTTCATAGATGGTTTTGTTTAGCCGACACGCCAACCCAATCAGGTTAAAACGGTGGGTATCGGCTCTTAGTTTTTTTCCGCTTCCTGCTGGTCTTCAATCTCTGAAAACATTTGATTTGCAATTTCACTGATAATGCTAGTTTCTTCACCCATCAAATCAATCTTATCTTCACCGCTAGTGAACAGCTTATCGCCATCAACGCTTTCTGCTTTCATAACGATTAAGTCAACCATAGAAGCGATGCTTGTATTGATTAAAAAGTTAGGGTGTTTTTTCTGGATAACATTCAAATCATAGCAAGTTAATGGTTTGCTATACATTTTAAAATCACCAGAATCATCACCCCACTCAGGTACAAGTATTTCTCGAACATTTAATTTACGTCTACTGCGTAATTCTTTCGCTAAACCCATTGTGATTCCTCCTGTTGTGTTTGATTATGCTGTAGCTTCTGTAACAACACCGCTAACCTGAATACCAAAACTAGCTTCAACCATGCCGTCAAAAGAAGCACTAATTGACTTGCTAGTTACTGTGCCAGAACCAGAGTAGTATTTTTCGCCAGTGCCAGTGCCAGTAGGGTAGATTTCAAAGTCCAGTGAAGCTCGGTTATCAATAACCAACTGCTGTGCGTCTGCATCATCCCAGTAGCATTCAATAGTTACGTTATTAGTTTCTAAGCCTGCTTTATAAGTACGCGCAGTGTCACCCATAGTGCTATCTTCAATAGTGTCTGCTGAACCATCTAATGTGTAAGAACGAACCTCGCCAACAACAGCAACAGTAGTCCCTGCCACTTGTAGTTTAACAACGCCTGTGGAACCTGTAGTTGTAGCCATTTTAAATCACCTTTTGCTTTAAGTTGTGCCGCGTGTGTATTCGTACATCACGCGAACGGTTAGAATAACTCCGCCAACAGGGTCAATAGAACCCTCATCGACTTCAATGTTTATAAGCTGGGTATCCAGCGCATAACCGCCTCTTGAGCGGTCAATCTCTAAGCCTTCTTCAATGGCTTCGATGATGTTATTTCTTGCTTGGTCAATAATACCTGACTTAACAAAGCAAACCATCTCATAATTGATGCTTGCTGTACGCTTGCCCATAGAGCCGCCAATAGAACTATCTTCTCTGCTTTCACCAGCAGTTCTAACTAACGCGGCTGGAAACTGGGCGTTCGAGAGCTTCTGAAAATCAAAAGGTTCTCTAGTAACGTATTTAATTCGTGTTGGTAGAATTACACTATCGCGTAAAGTAGCAACAATGTTTTCTGCAATGCTTTCTCTTACGCTCATCCTAAAAACCTTTCAAATGTACGGGCTAGTCTATTTTCTTCTTCACGACTGAAGCCAAGGAACGGTCTAATTTTATCATTAAATGCCGCTTTTTTTGATTCTTCTTGACCACGAAAGAATATTTCAGCCTGTTTGTGGTTAGCCTTGCTTGTCATTGCGCCAAACATATTCCCTGAAACTTCAAGATTCGGTGCTAATGTCGCACCAATAGAAGTTCTAAATTCTGCGTATCCTGCACTGTAAGCCTTAAATGCACCGCCTTTATAGGAAACGCTTCTTGCCGTCCTGTCTTGGACGATATTAATACCCACTTGCGCTGTTCGGTGCAAAGCAGACGCAATTTTAGCTTTTACTTCATCAGTAGCATTATTCGCAACTTGTCCTAAATTTCTAGGGTCTGTTACAATTTGAACATCCATTAGCGAACCAACCTGCCAGAGTTGATAGGCTCTTTCTCTTTGTCCGTTACAGTGCCATCACCGTCAGCATCATAGTCAACGCCATCGCGGAACACTGCTTCTATCTCTTCACCGTAGCGTGACTTGTAGAAATCAATCATGCCAAGAAAGCGGTCATTGTCTACCCAGTTGGTTAGCTGCGGAAGGGCGTACTTCCATAGAACAAGGTAAACACTGCATCGCGTCCACTGGCTGTCTGTTAGCTTGCTGGGTATCAGCTCACCGCTATAACCACGCTTGTCCCACCAGTCAGCACGAATCTTGCGTTCAATGTCTGCTTGCGCTCTGGCATGTTGACCGGCAAATGATGTTATGCCAAAATCCAAAATATCTGGAACTATAGCTACCAAATCAGTATCGTTCGAAAATGCCATTACCACTTCACCTTATCTGCCCAGTATGCCGCCGATGCGGTTTTGTCTTTGCGACCTTTCTCAATGTCTTTAGCGAATCGCGCTTTGAATGACCTGCGCTTTGCCTTATCAGCTTCGCTCTCGTTCTTTCTTGGTGGCTTATTATCTGCGCCCTGCTGCCCGAATCGAATCAGCTTTACCTTGTCGCCTTCTTTAGCGAGTACGGCATGGCTCTTTTCGGGATGCTTACTGGTGCGCTTGGGTTTGTTGTACCCTTCAAAGCGTTCGCCTCGGTATGTAATAGCCATCACAATTCCTAAATAAAAACCCCACCCCCAACTTAGGGGGCAGGGAATCAGCACTAATTAAAGTACAGCGTCACCAATCAACTTAACGCCAAAGCTATCATCAAGCTCAGCTACACCATAAGCGGCAGTAGCATTCAGCTCGAAGGCTCGGAGAGAAGCGTCACGCTGTGACTCGATACCG